AATTCGTTTGTACCTTCATAGTCATTCTTAATGACATTAGCATCAACTATAATTCTGTGTTGTGATATTAGAGGTTCTAAGGTGTCTAATATCCTTCTATGCTTGTTTGTAGTCTGTCTTACAAGCTCTGTAGTGCATTTATATTCTTTTTTAAGGTAAGGTTGTAGTAATGCTTCAAACATACCTTGACCAAAGTTTTCTTCAATTAATATTTTATTAACTTTATTCTTTTTAGCTATTTGAGTTAATTTACTTAATACATGTTCTGTGTAACCTGCACTAAATCCACCTGCATCTAAAATAAATATATTACCATTTAAAAATTTTGTAACACAATACGAGGTCTCATCTTTACCTTTTCCTGCAGGGTCAATAGACATTACACTACCACTATAAGGTAGCCATTCTCCTTGTACCTGCATAGGTCTATAATAAGTATCTCCTTGTAATCCAACATTAGGTAAACCTTCTTGTCTTAATTCAGGACTACTTGCCCATATAATCTTCTCAGGAGCATTGTCAGGATTTAAAGACATAACTGTTAAGTCAGATAATTTAAGAGGATATTTATTTAAGTCATTTAAAGTCGTATCTAACATAAACTGCATGTTAAAACTTAAACGACCATAACTAGCTTCTCTCTTTAATAAGTCTTCATTATTAAATCTAACAGGGTCTACTGGTTCTCCTATTCTCTCATGTGTCCAAGTGTTCCCAATGACAGGTGCTAAAGTTGGGTATCTGGCAGTCCAAAAGCGAACCTTATAACCTCTTTCTTGAAGTTTATTGTAGATTGAAAATTCACTTTGTGGTGTGCCAAGAAATATAATTCTTGATTGTTTTTCTGGTTTGATGATTGCTTCAAATTCTTTAATTGCTTCAGATAACTTTTCTCTCATTGTTTGAGTTTGAGTATTTCCTGAAGTCTCAACATCATCTGCAATAATTAAGTCTGCTCTACTACCAGTAAGTTGTGATGTAATACCTAAAGATTTAACTGAAGGTTGATGACTTGCTAATGCAGGTGCAACATCAAAACTTATCTTAGATTGTCTCTGACTTTCTTTTGGATAGAGATGATTTAATATTGGCATCTCATGCAGTAATCTTAAACAAAATGTACTGAAGTCATCAGCTCTGTTCTTACTACCTGATACAACAAGTATATTAAGCTGTGGGTCTAATAATAAACGCCATAAAACATAAGCACTAGTAATCCAAGACTTACCACACCCTCTAAAAGCACTAATTATCTGTCTTTGTGAGCCATGTTGTAAGTAATCAGCTATATCGTATTGAATATCTGTTGGTTGTGGGAGCTTTAAATGCTTCCAAGCGATATATAGGAAATTCCTAAAATCACTAATTTTTGATAACAGCTTTTGGTTTTTCATTGAATGGCATCTCATCTATTAGCTTTTGTAATGGACTGTCGTCAGTAGGTACTGCATCTATTCCATTATCTCTTAGAAATTGTCTAGCCACATTCAAATCTGCTGACTTTGCATCAGGGTCAGTAATCTTCTCTAATAGCTTTTCAGCTAATATAGTGTGAAGTGTTCTTAATTTATCATTACTCATATTTAATAACCTTGTCTTTGTTAATGCCTTTTTTAATTTTGTAACCTAGTGTTCCATTAGCACCAGTATTAACTTCTGTTCTTAAATTTTTAAATAAACTCATCTCAGTAATTTTTTTGTAATTATCTTTAAGAAACTTTTCTAATAATTTTGTATCTCTCATTCATTTATAATTCTTAATATTTTTTTAGCACCCATATAAATTTCTGTTTCTGCTTTTACTTGTTTACAAATAAATCTTACATTCGCTGGATTAACTTCTTTTTTTGCAATACGAGCTGATTTCATACAGCTTGATAATTTGTCTTTATAAGTATGTTCAACTATTTCTCCTTTTAGGATTAATATTAATGCAAATACACTTTCAATCATTAATGGTCTCCATTGGAAAATTGTCTTTGTTTATCTTTTAATTTTTCTACATCTGTTTGTAATTTTTCAATAATTCCTTGTTGAAATTCTATAAGAATATTTTGTTCTTGGTCATTTGCTGACATACCCATTTCTCCTCTTGGGTATTTAATTGAAAACTCAACTACATTTTCTAAATCTTTTTCAATCATCATTAATTTAGTAGAATGATTATTAAGTTTTTCAGTTACACCAAAGTATGCCCAAACTCCTATTGCTACAGCTCCTATAATCGAAATTAGGTTCTTCATTGGCATACTTATAGAAGTATTTTCAGATACTTTCATAAAGTTACAACCAATATAAAAAGACTAGTCCTAAAAAAACTATCACATTTTTGTAACGCTTACTTCTGTGAAACCAAAGTAAATCTAATGTGTCTGGTATACTAATCATATTTGTTTCCCTACTTCTTTACATTCAAATTTAATAACTATTTTTTGTTTTTCAAAATCAGGAATATCCCACTCAGGTAATTCTTTTAAATTTCTAAAAGTTGTTTGTGCAATCGCATAACCTGCATTGACACAATCATAATGTGAATTGAATTGATAACCTGAAATAGAACTAGATGGGCATTGTCCAGTAGTAATACTGCACATATACAACACTAGTAAATATTTCACTTAAACTGAAATACGCCTATTACTGTTGCTACTATTGTTCCTAAAAATACTAGAACTTGAACCATTCCTTTACCTTTAGAAACATCTTGTCTTAAAGATTTAACTTCTTTTCTTAATTCGCTTATTGCTTCTTGTAGTGCTTTCATTCGTTCAGCACAAAGTTTCTCATGTGATGAAAGTCTTACACCAGTAGCGACTTCGCTAAATTCTTTTGGTGTAATCTTTTTTCTAGGCATTTCTTTTAAATACCTTTTTATAAATTTTACAAAAAATACATTCTTTCAAACCAAAAACTTTACCTATTCTATTTAATAAAGTTAAAAAGAAGTTAGCCATTATACAGACCACCCATACTTTTCTGTTAATGCAGTTTCTATTTTTGATATTTCACTTGTTAGACTTTCAACAGTTGGAAATGAAGTATGTTCACTAGCTGATGTATTGTCTTCATTAGAAATATTATCCTTCCAATCTATTAATTGAAATCTATATCCCTCTAAAAATATTTGTGTAAAATAATCTTTATAGTCCTGTACTGTTTGTGTTTCAGTAGGGAATTTAGGTTCGTCTATTTTAAAATATTGATTTGTTATTGCCATAATTTTTCTCCTTAAAATACAATTAGTAATCTTCCATCATAACTGTCATTACCCCAAGTAGATTGATGAAGTGAATGACCAGTATTATTATTACTTACTGATGATGTACTTGATGTTGTTGCTGAACCACTATCGCCACCTGTGTAGTTAGAGCCACCATAGCCACCTGCTCCTGAACAACAAGCACCACCGCCACCGCCACCGCCGACATAGCCACCGCCACCACCACCGCCAGGCTGTGAACCACCGCCACCAGTACCACCTTGTAATGCTCCACCAGAACTACCGCCATTAGTACCGCAACAGTTGTTAGCAGATTGTTGATGATTACCACCATTGTAAGGGCCGTTATTATTGTTAGAACCTCTACTACCACCACCACCTGCAATTAAAACTGCATTGCCTTGTGATGGACTTGAACCTGTAAATAATCCTGTAAATCCACCGCCAGAATAAGTACCATTTCCGCCACCATTTCCTTTACCACCTTTCCATACATTAGTGTCGTTTCCTGCTGAACCTGCTCCACCAACTGCAATGTATAAAGTGTTTGTTCCACTTGCGACTGATACACTTGCAGAAACAAAACCACCTGTTGAACCAACACCACCTGCACCCCAAAGGTATGCAGTAAAACTTTTCACAGATGATGAATCAAAAGTCTGTGCTGAAGAACTTGAACCAAAACTCATTGTTACTGGAGCTTTAACTAAAATTGAAAATGCTCTATCTTCTGTTACTGATGCTGTTGCGTGTGATGCTCTAACAGTAAAGTTAGATGTTGTATCTGAACCAACTGCATTTGCAGTACCTGTAATTGTACCATTAGAATTTAATGTTAAACCAGATGGAACTGAACCTGATTGAATTGAAAATGTAACTGAACCAGATGTTGCACTAGCTTGAATTGATGGAACACTAAAACCAGACCTTTGACTATCGTAAATTGTAGCAATCGAACCAGATGAAGTTGAATAAGTTATAATTGGTGCATTAACTGTTATTGTAAATTCTCTATCAAGAAATACTGAAGCTGAAGTTGTTGTTGCTCTAATTGTAAATGTAAAAGTAGTATTTGAATTAACTGCATCTAAAGTACCTGTAATAGCACCTGTTGTAGCATTTAAAGATAAGCTAGTTGGTAAACTTCCACTTTGTATTGCGTAACTTAATGTACCAGATGTAACAGTAACTGTAACTGCACTTAAACTATAACTACCTCTATCAGCATCATTAAAACTTCCAATAGAACCAGACGCAGTATTAAAAGTAATTACAGGTGCATTAACTGTTACTGTGAATTGTCTATCAAGAAATACTGAAGCTGAAGTTGTAGTTGCTCTAATTGTATCCAGTTGTAGTGTTTAATGACAGACCAGATGGTAAAGTTCCACTCTGAACCGCATAGCTTAAAGTACCAGATGTAGCCGTAGCTGTCACTGGACTTAGACTATAACTGCCCCTATCTGCATCATTAAAACTTCCAATAGAACCAGATGCTGTAGCAAATGTAATTACTGGTGCATTAACAGTAATTGAGAAATTTCTTTCAACTGCTGAATTAAGTCCATCATTTAATTCAACTGTAAAACTTGTTGTAGTGTTTGATGAGACTACATTGGCAGTACCACTAAAAGTACCGTTTGAATTTAATGTAATTCCACTAGGTAATGATGAACCAGATTTTAAAGATACTGTTCCTGCGTTATTATCGTCAATAAATGAAATAGCAGTTAGATTAGAACTTGCTCTACCATCATCATTTAAAGTACCAAGAGAACCAGTTCCAGTTACAAAACTTGGTGGTGAATTAATTGCTAAAACTTTATGTGAAGTTGCATCTCTAAATTCAACAGTATCATTTTCGCTATTATACCTAATTTGACCTTCAGTAGTTCCTCTTTGTGCAGTTGTACCGACAGGAAGTTTTAATCCTTCAGTACCTGTATCAGTAATATTATTGAAATTTACTTCTTTTATATCTTTGTATTTAGTCATAATTATTTATCTTTTAATAACCACCCTTGTGTTGCATTGTAATAAACTAAAGCTAAACCTGCTCTTTCAACTTCAACTTCTAAATCAGAAGCTGAACCTTGTATGTTGTGTCCATTTCTTGCTATTGTTAATTTGTTAGTATCAAATGTGCCTGATACATCTAAAAATCTAATTTCATCTCCTGCACTTGCTGAAGATGGTAAAGTTGCTGTTACTGTTGCTGAAGTAGTATCAACAAAATAATTTTTTCTTGCTTCTGTTGTAAAGCTAGAAGATTTACTTTCCCAAATTGCACCTAATGCTGAAGCAGGTAATCTAGCTTCTGCAACTGTACCAGAAGTTAAATTACTAGCATTTAAAGATGTTAAACTTGAACCATTTCCTGATAAGTTAGTTGCTGTAACATCGCCAGTAAAATTAATAGTTCCTGTACCATTAATTGTATTTGAGTTTAAATCTAAATTTCCACCAAGTTGAGGTGTACTGTCTTGTGCAATATCTGTGATACCACCTGCTGTAATTTGTTGCCAAGCAGAGCCATCATAATATTTGAATACATTACCTGTAGTGTTAAATGCTAAGTCACCTGCATCAAGTGAAGATGTAGGGTCTGAACTAGCTACTCTATATCTTTCTGCAAAAGAGTTTACTCCTGCAATATTAGAGCCAACATTATTTACATTAGCTATTGAACCACCAACTAAATTTACATTAGCAATATTTGTTGCAACTGTTCCAATGTCAGTAGTGTCATTAGCAACTGCTGTTACATTGCTAGAAATACCTGCAACAGTATTAACATTAGCAATATCTGAAGCTACTGTTCCAATGTCAGTTGCATCACCTGCTACTGCATTTATATTAGCTGAATTTGCATTAACAGCATTAATATTTGAACTATTTGAATTTACATTTGATACAGCAGTTGAAATTCCTGCTACTGAAGTTACATCAGCACTAATACCTGCAACAGTAGTAATGTTAGCATTAATTCCTGCAACTGTATTAACATTGCTTATATTTGTTCCAACAGTATCTACATTAGCAATACTTCCTGCAACAGTATCAATCTCTGAAGTTGCTTCTGCTAAATCACTAGCAACAGCTTGAACTTCTGTAAGTTTGTTTTCTACTGCTTGAATATCTGAACTAATGTTTGCAACTGCTGTAACATCTGCACTAATACCTGCAACAGTAGTAACATCTGAAGATACACCTGCTACTGTAGAAATATTTGAGTTGTTACTTGCAACTGTGTTGATGTTTGTTGAGTTAGAATTAACTGCATTTATATTTGATGAATTAGAATTTACTGCTGATACTGCACTTGAGATACCTGCTACTGAAGTAACATCACTATCTATTCCTGCAACTGTAGTAATATTTGCATTGTTTCCTGCAACTGTTGTAACATTAGCTGAAATTCCTGCTACTGTTGTAACATTACCAGATATACCTGCTACTGTTGTAACATTGGCATTATTACCTGCAACTGTTGTGATGTTAGCTGATATTGGTGCTATTGTATTTACATTTGCAATATTATTTCCAACTGTATTTACATTAGCAATATTAGTAGCAACTGTATCAATCTCTGAAGTTGCTTCGTTTAAATCATCTGCAACAGTTTCTACTTCACTAACTGCTTCTGCTAAATCATTAGCAACTGCAATTACTTTTGTTATATCTGTTGCTACAGTATTAACTGAACCTATGTTGGTTGCTACTGTGTTTATGTTTGTAGCGTTAGAAACTGCTGAATTAATATTAGATGAGTTAGAATTTACTGCATTAATATTAGCAATATTATTATTTACATTAGTTAAAGCTGTTTTGTCTGAAGTAGATAACCAAGTGTTTTCTAAATAAGTTTTATTAACAGCATCATTATTATTTACTGGATTAGCAACATTCTTAATTACTTTACTTTGTGCATCAAACTTATCATCAGTATCTATAGTCATTGCTGACTGGTTAGCGTCTGATGTTTCTTGTGCTATGAAAAAGTTTTGGTCTGCTGATTGGTCTAAGTCTGCTTCAGTTAAAACTGAACCATCTGTAAAATCTACTAATCTTGCATCTGTAGGTGTTTGTCTTTCAATTCTAATAACTGCTGAATTAGCAGGTGCAGAATTAAATGTAAGAGTAGAACCTGATACTGTAAATGCAGTTGTTGCTACATTATTTATAAATGCTTTTACATGTGAACTGGCAATATACGAAAATGGTATGGCGTAGCCTGTTGTACTACCATTACCTGTATAGGTTACTTGTGCTAAAAATGACATTGATTAATAATTCCTTAATATTTTTAAAGTCTCCATTAGAGACTTATCGTTTCTGTTTTTGTTAGTGATTGCCGATTTGTTAATGTTTTGTTTATTTATGTCGATTGTTAAATTTCTATTTTTATCATCAACATGTTTAAACAAAGCCCATTCTTTTCTAAATTTACCTTCAGCTTCATCTTTATAGTCTTGATAAATTTCTTGTATTCTAATGTACTTAGTTCCTACATCAGAAATACCTTTGTCTGTTTTTAATGGGTCAGTTAATGCTTTATAGCTATCTGATTGAAACTCTTTCTCTAAAGCCTGAGCTAAAGTCATATTTTCAATTTTAACTGAACTTAAAAGACTATTAAGTCTCCAATAAGCTGATTTACCTTTGTATTTATACTCAGTGTAATCAACATTATTTTGATATTTCTTTAATACTTCTGGTGCTTTACCTAATCTTAAAATTTCTTCAGCAATAATTTTACCTTCTTCTAAAGGTGTTGCTGTAATTGGAGAAAGTAGATTGTTAAATAATCTTTCAAAATCTCCTTCAGGGTTCATGTGTGGTTTACCCATAAAATTAAATCTTGGTTCTGCAGGACTACCTAAACCAGTTCTTTTCTTAACTTGTTCTATAAATGTAGTTGCATCTCTTAAATATTTATCATTAAGAATTTTACTTAAAACATTTGGATAATAACTTCCTATTTTATTAGTAAAGTATCTTTTAACTGCTCTGTCATCTTGACTGTAAACAGCGTTCACAATTTCGTGAACTGTTTGTAAATAAGTTTTACTTAAAATATTATCTTTTAATGCAAGAAAAGTTGATTTACCTGCAATAGCACTTTTGTCTAACATTGATAAAGGACTATTTTCAGATTGATTAAATAAAAACATTTGCATGTCAGCACCTAATCTTTCAATCTCATCTTGTGTCATTTTTTGATAGTTTGTAGAAATATCTGCAACAATTCCAAAGAACGCACCATAAGGGTCTAATCTTCCAAAAGGTATTTGAACATTATTAACAATAAATGAATAAGGTTTAAAATTTAATTCTGATTTTTTAAATCTCATTAATTCACTATCTTTGTATTTATCTAAAATAACTGCTGAACCTGTTTCAACATCATCAACTTTATTTGTTGCTGAACTCATAATTCCCATTTTCTCAAATATAAAAGCTGAACCAAATAACATTGAACCCATTGCCATTTGACCTCTTGCTTTTGCAATCATTCTTGGGTCGTTAGATTGACCTAATACATGTTTCCATCTGTAAGGTAATGGTAAAGGACTTCTGTCCACTACTGATTTAGCTAATTGAAAAGGTGTTCTAATAAATGGAAACAGTTGTTTTAGAAATGGATATTCATTTACTGCTTCTTGAAACTTTTTAGTAAAACCTGTTAATTCATTTGTGTAAGTAGCTTCTCTTGCATAAGCTAATGCTTCTTCATCAAGACCTCTACCAAACTCATCAAAACCATCTTTATAATATTTATCTACAAAGTCGTTAAATGCTTTTCCTTTTAATCCATTCTCTTGTGCTTTTCTTGTAGCGATAGCTTGTAACTTAGAACGATAATTGACTTGTTTAAATGCTTCATCTCCTGCGTTCAATGCTCTTGAAGGTAAACGAACTGTTTGACCAAATGCACCTGAACCAGTAGCTTTATTAGTTCCAGTATCAATTTTAGACATTCCACCAGAACCTTCTAAAATTAATTCTCCTCGTCTAAAGGCTTTACCACCCATTTTAAGTGCTTCGCCCATATATCTAAATAAACCTGCGAATGTAGAACCTGCTTCTTGTGATAATCTATTATAATTTGCAACTTTACCTACATTATCTCCTGCTAAAAAC